CTCTTGATGTTGTTCCAAATGTTCTAATCGTATTTATATGTTCGCCATACTTTGCAATTGCTGCTGTATCTTTTACAGTTACATAATCTAATTGTTGAGTTTCTAAATCAAAATAACTAATATTTATGATGGTAAATCTTGTTTTTAAAGAACTACCACTATAAACAAAACTACCGTCTACAACATTTGCATTGTTAAATACATAGTCAAAAGAAACTGTATTTGGGTTAGCAAAATCTTTTGGTGCGTCTTGTGATATTTTTATTGTGCCTTCTGAATAAAATGGCATTGCTCTCATCACAGAACAAATATCGTTAATAACCTTAAGTGCTTCTTGTTGTGTTCTTATATTTACATTTAAAGAAAATCTAGGTTCCTGACCACCTTGTCCATCATCTACTAATTCACCACAATATTCACTTGCTTTACGAAAAACAAATTTATCTAATGATGATTCTGATAAATTACACCCACTTCTACTATCTATTAAAAGGTCATAAAGTATCCAAGCTGGATCACTTGTCCATTCTTTATCTGTTTTGAAACTGCCATTAAACGTACCACTATAAGTTATTCTTCCTGTTGCAAGCTCAACTGTTGCATTATGTGGAATTTTTACTTTTTTACCTCTTACTCTAAATACTCTTGATGGTAAAGATGGAAATTCTTCTGCACTAAAACGTAATGAGGTATATGCAACGTTTGGATAATTATTAGACTCTTCAATAATTTCAGTAACACCACTTAATCTCATTGCATTAAAAGTATTATTATCACCTTCATCATTTGTTCTAGATACAGTAATAGTTATTGGAAAAAATGCACCTGATTGACCAATAGGTGTTGTATTGTAACCAGTTACCTCAGAAAGCCTTATACCATAATCACGACTATAAGATGAATTACTTTTTCCTCGCACCAAATTACTATGAATCTGTGTTTGGTTTCCATTAGAGGGATTTAATAAAACCAGAACTCTAACTTCAGTTGCTACTCTGTTTCCAGATGAAGTATCTATTCTAAAAAATTGGTCAAATTTTACCCTAACTCTTACTTTATCTATATTTACATTTGTAATTTGAACAGATCGTGTTGTAACAGAACCACCTTGAGGAAAACTTACAAGCTGACCAATATCACCACCTGTTCTTTCTGTAGTTTGTACTTCTGCTGCTGGTAACACTGCATTATTAGCAGTACCTTCTTGAAATTTAAAATCAATACTCTCATAATTAAAATCTGCTGTTGATGGATTGTTTACATCAGCATCACTAGCTAAAACTGGTTGATTGTTTAAAAATAAATCTTTTAAAAAAGCATTTTTATATGCTGTAGATGTTTTATCAGTAATATTGTTTTTATGTGCAGTGGCACTAAGTTCTATTTCGCCTTCACTTAAAATATCAACAAGAGTAATAAAATCTATTGATTTTAAAGCTTCATTTGGTAGTGGTGCAGTTTGTTGAAAAACTAATTCACCACTATTGGAAGTAATAATGTTATTAATTTGACTCATTAACTATTCACCACCTGTAAAGTATCTATATTTGCACTAATAGTATTCGTTCCAATCAAAGTCTCCCCATATACAATATTTATTGGAACACCTTGTTTTGCGATATTAGTCGTTCCATCGAATGTAAAGCTAGGGTCTTGTTCATCACCACCAAATGTAGGTGGTGTAGGTGGTGGAAATAATAAATCAGAAACTCCTTGAAGCAAAAAAGCTGTTCCTAAAGACGTTAATGTTGTAGCCCAAACAGTAGCTTTAATACCTAAAAAAGTGGCTCCTGCTACCGCTGCTCCTGCTACTGCTGCACCTGCAAAAGCTGCCCCTGCTGCTAGGAAAAAGAATAATTCTCCATGTACAACAGGTATTATTTTTATATCGCTTTCTGTTTGTAAATCTAATAATTCCTCTGTAATTCTTACCTTACCTGCCATTACACAATATTCTTGTTCTTTAATATGATCTGCTACACCTTCAAAATTATTTATTAAAAAACTAAAAGCTTGTCTAGGACTTGCTACATCTATCTCAAATGTAGATTGCCCTATGAACTTTCTTAATCGACCATAAATAGTTAATTTAATCATCTACCTCTGCTGGATCTAATTTAATAATAGATTC